GTGATAGTGGAAAGTATTGGTATGATAAAATGGGAAGTTATGTATTTGAGGATTAGTCCTTGACAAGTTCTAAATATTATGATAAGAGAGAGTTATGTTATTAAGAAAAACAATAGAAACATTACCATTTGTACGAGGATCAAAGTTTGAAGAAACAAAGTCTAAACTATTGATAAGAAATAGTAATCGTACAGTATTACAAGAAAACCTTGAAAAGTATTTTAATTCAAAACGAATTATTTTTAAACGAAGAAAGAAACCTACTGAAATTGAAGTAAAAGGTTCTGATCAAGTTTTAATCTTTAAACCTTTAAAGGCAAAAGGTGTAGGTGGACTAAAGTTTGAAGATCAATTAAAAAATGATTTAAACGAATGGTTTGCTGGCGCTGAGTTAAATGAATTAAAACATAAAGATACCATAGAATTATTAGTAAAGACAATTAAATTAAAACAAGATAGTGGTTACAAAGCAGAAAAGGTGGGCACAGCAAATACAAAACGACCGCCTTCCATTGCGGGTGGACGATTAACTGTAACCAATAATGGTAAAGGTAATGTATCTGATTTAAATATACTTGGAAGAAATAAACAAGTATTACATTATATGTCATTAAAGTTTTCACAGTCTTTTTATATCTACAATGCAACTGTCATTGATTATTTTAAAAATACAAATCCAAATGTAAGAAAAATGATAAATGAGTTTTTTGGATTTGATGGATTACGTATGGCACAGGCATTTGGTAAAGAATATTCAGCGAATACAGTTAAACCAAATTATGCGGCTGTAACAAGACGATTAGTAGATGTTATTAAACAAGCATTAGGTCCAGACATTGTTTTAGTTACAAAGATTAAAGATGGTCTTAATTATATCAATGACATTAAAGGATTTGGTCATAAGATTTCAGCATCTGGATTAAATACTAACTCATATGGTTATGCTGAAAAAGGTGTACGAAAATATAACTTCATAAAATTTGATGCAAACATAAATGGACACCCTTATGAAGTTAATTTTCAGTTTAGAGGAACAACAGCAACTGATACAGGTCCTCGTTATTTACGTATTAACTTAAAAGCGAAGTAATATTAAATTTTTGTTACAGTCACTTTTTCCTTGTTAAATAAACTAAAGCGTGTGTCATATAAATAAACTATATGGCACACACTTACCACTTAAACTGGTTACCTAACGCAGGTAACTTCCAAGAATATTCATACGAAACTGAATGGTTAGAATGTGATTGGAAATATGTCCACGATACAATTCATTTAGTTACAGCTTTCTGGTATCCTTGGATAGATACATCTTCATACAAATATAATATATAAATAATTATATCGTTCAACTCATTAGAGTCGGAAGTAGGCGATTGCCGAAGGAACGCACCTAACTTTAACTAAAGGAGGGTGTATGACAGACAGATTCACCCATTTATTCAAAGCTAGAAACAAAGAACACTTAAAAGAAGAAAAATCTAAAGTGTTATTTGGCGCTAGAAAAGAAGTTGATATAAATGGAGAAGGCACATCTGGTTATGTTGTAAAACACGGTACGAATAAAGGTAAAGTGTTAGCACACGTAATTAGAAAATCTACAAACAATTGGTAAAAGTTGTATAAATAACTATACCACACCAAGAGAGCTTAGGCTCTCTACGAGGAGTGAGTTCCTCCACATATACTCACTCCTCACTTAATCTAAAAATTTTGGTACAATCGCATTGAATCGAACAATGACCTTCTGCGCCACAGGCAGACGTTCTACCGTTAAACTACGATTGCGTTTTAATGAAAATGTGTATAAAGTAAACCAGTGATGTTTACTAAAAGAAGTGTTGCGTTGGTGACTATTAATGACCACTCTTTCCACATTATAGAAACAGATAACCATACAAGACCACCTAGTCCTAATAGTAAAGGACCTAAAGGATAGAAACCTAAAGAGTTGACACCACTACCTATAATTAAGATAGCAGTTGCAACCCATTTTAATATTTGATCTAATTTAAATGAAGTCAAAGACATAATTATTTCCGTCTAGTTTATAACCTTTGATAGTTACATTTGAATTGTCATAGAATTTAAAGAAACCTTTTAACGATTTTTTAGTATAGTTAAAATCAGTTTCATCTTTTAATTTACAAAATAAAGAACCTGTAGAACAATCGGCATTCTTAATGAAGCCAGTTGCGTTACAAAATATCTCTACTGCTTTTTTCCATTTATTGTTTTTCATATATGTGTCTCCTATTTTAAGTACAATGGTCCAGTCCATTGAATATAATAATCACCTGTTAATACATTTCCTCTTGGTGAGTTTAATGCGGGTTTAGCCCAACCAGCGGCTTTTAATATATCTCCCTTTTTAAATCTACCTTCGTCTTCTTTCATTACAAAACAAAACACACCATTTTCTTGTACGACTTTAATGTATTTTTTTCCTTCGGTAATTTTTGTATTTGAGTCCCATTTCTGTATTTGTTCTTGTGCATATGGTGATTGACTGCCATCGCTTTTAACAGACCATTTAACATAATCTGCTTTAGCTCCCTCCATCATATTTTTTATTCCGTCATTTAAGTTTGTTGCTGTTTTTGATACGTACATAATTTAGTCCTCCAGTTATTATTTTGTGTTTTTCATATAGTAATTGTAAGTCATTTGGTATTTTTTCATACTCATTTGATATTGTTTATGCTGACATACTAAACATAATATCATACTCAAAAATCCAAATACTCCACATATTATTCCTGTCTTCCAATAATCTAATTCTATATTACCAACAGCTGAAACTAATAAAACTATTGCCAATACAAAAAATACCATTATTAAATTTTCATATACTTTTATCATTATGCTACCTCCAACATTGACATTGGTACTTGATAAGTCGTCATACCAGATTTAACTAAACATTTTTTCTGATTGATTTTTGTAATCACACCAGGTGTCTTTTTAGTTTTTTGTATTATAAAGACATTCATACCTACCTTTAAAGTAGATTTAATTTTATTTTTGATAAGATCAGTTATCAAATCTTTTGTAAGTTTTAAATCTTCAATATCCATACTGAATAATTGTTGATTAAAACTTTTCATATCGTTTCCTATATTATTTGTCATAGTGTTTTTTCCTCCTATATTGCGTAGTTTTCGATTGATTCACCGTCTTGTGCCAGTGCATCACTTAAATAATAATCTTCTTCCGAGATTGTATCGTTTTCATTTGACATAAATTTTAAATTATTATCAAATATTTTTTCATTTTTACTTTTTTTCTTTAAATCACTTACTGGTACTCTTTTAAGTGAGTTATTTTTTTGTTTTACTAAAGCGTAGATGTTTGTATCAACATCATTTTTACTGTTTTTTTGTTTCATAGTGTTTTTCTTTTTCATATACGTATATAATATAGGGAATAAATACATTTGTCAATAGGTAAAACCAAAAAATATGCATAAAAAACCCTTAATTTTATTGATTTTTTTAACTTTTTTGTTCTCTTTTTGTTCTGGTTGTGTAAAAAACCTTGAAAATTGTAAAATTTTTCCAAAAATTGAAGTAAAATCAGGTGAAAAAAACGAATCAATCAATAAAAATATAAAAACTGAAGAAAAAATAGTTGATATGGTTAAAAATGGAACAACCACTGCTACAGCAAGTTGTAATTTTTAAGATAAATATTATAAAAAATGGTAAAAGAAAAAAAATACTGTCAAAATTGCGGTCATAATTGTCATTGCGGAGGTTATTGCTTCCAAGATTATGGTAAAGAACAAGAAACTTTGTGTTGTACTAACTGCCAACACATAGAAAAAGAAGAAAAGATTACTGATCCTGAGGCATTATTTAATGGAGCATAAAAAATATGAGTAAAATGAGAACATATGAGTTTTGGAACGCAACAGGTACTGAAGAATCTACTACACAATTGAGTTTAAAGAGAGCTGTTAAGTCAGTTCAATCAAAATTTAAAGATAGATTTATAGGTGTCAAGTATATGAGTAAAAAAGGTTATGAAATAACTGAAACAATTAAATTACCTTGGGGTAGAAAGAAGAAATTAAGTAAGTAATGGCAAAAAAATCACAATATGGAATAGCAACTAAAATTGAAGGTGTAAAAAAGAAAACATCTATGGGTAATAATCCTACAAGAATTAGTTATTCTACAATGAACAAACAAAGAAGACGAAATTTTAAAATAAATCGAGGCCAAGGAAGATAATATGCCAGCAGTTTGTAGGCAAGGTGATAGTTTAAGTACAGGTCACATATGTGCTACAACAACTACCCTTGATGTTCCAGGACAATCAACGGTACGAGCAAACGGAATACTCATAGCAAGAGTTGGTGATTCAACTGTTTCTCACGCTGCGCCACCTAATCCACCTTGTCCACCTCACGTAAGATTTGTAAATGTTGGTTCTTCAACGGTAAGAGTTGCGGGTGCCTTTGTAGCTAGAATTGGCGATAGTACCGATAGTGGTGCTATGACTTCTGGTTCAGATAACATCTTTGTAGGTTAATAAAAATCGTATAAATATTAGAGTTATGGCAAATTATAGTGTTGAAAACATATCTAATAATAGCACAAGAAGAAGTCGAACCTTTAGAGATATAGACTTAGACTTTAATCGAAACACTGTTACAAATGATGTAAATAAATTAAGTAACGAAGAAGCTATCAAAAGATCAGTTCGTAACTTAATTCAAACCAATCACTTTGAAAGACCTTTTCACCCTGAGATTGGAAGTAACGTTAGAGCATTATTGTTTGAACCTGTATCACCATTAACAGCTTTAAACTTACAAAGAAAGATAGAAGAAGTCATAATAAATTTTGAACCTAGAGTTAGACTTGCTCAAATTGTTGCAAGACCTGACATTGACAACAATCGTTATGCTGTATCAATTAGTTTTTATATTATAGGTTCACCACTACCAATAACAGTAGAAACATTTTTAGAAAGATTAAGATAAAATGGCAAGTCAAAAATTAGAAGTATCAGAATTAGATTTCGATAATATTAAAGCAAATCTAAAAACATTTTTACAAAAACAATCAGAGTTTCAGGATTATGATTTTGAAGGTTCTGGTATGGCTGTGTTATTAGATTTATTAGCATACAATACACATTACCTAGGTTTTAATGCTAATATGTTAGCTAATGAAATGTATTTGGATTCAGCTGACATTAGAAAAAATATTGTATCTATTGCTAAGATGTTAGGTTATACACCTACATCAGCAAAATCACCAACTGCTGTTATTGATATAACAATTAATAATGGAACAGGTTCAACAGTAACAATGAATAAAGGTACTGTGTTTACCACAACAGTAGATGGTACATCATATCAATTTGTTACAAATGCATCTCACACAATTTCACCAGTTAGTGGTGTTTATAAGTTTTCAAGTATTTCAATTTACGAGGGAACATTAGTAACTTTTAAATATACAGTTGATAGTACAGACGTTGACCAAAGATTTATTATACCAAGTGTCAATGCAGATACATCTACTTTAAAAGTATCAGTTCAAAATTCAGTATCAGATACAACAACATCAACTTATACAAAAGCTACAGGATTTAGTTCTTTAGATGATACATCAAAAGTTTATTTCTTACAAGAAACAGAAGATGGTAAATTTGAAGTTTATTTTGGTGATGGTGTTTTAGGTAAATCATTAGCAGATGGTAACATAGTTATTTTAGAATATGTTGTATCAAATAAAACGGAAGCAAATGGAGCATCAACATTTAATTTATCAGGTTCTATTGATGGATTTACAGATGTAAGTATTTCAACAATATCTAATGCTCAAGGTGGTGCTGAACCACAATCAAAAGAATCAATAAGATACAATGCACCTTTACAATATTCCAGACAAGATAGAGCTGTAACAACAAGTGATTACGAAACACTTGTACAAGAATTATATCCAAATGCTCAAGCAGTTTCAGCTTGGGGTGGAGAAGATGAAGAAACTCCTGTGTATGGTGTTGTTAAAATTGCGATTAAAGCAGCATCAGGTTCTACATTAACAGATGCAACAAAAACAAGTTTAGTTACTCAATTAAAAAAATATAATGTAGCTTCAGTAAGACCAGAAATTGTTGATCCTGAAACTACTAAAATTCTTTTAACATCAACAGTTAAGTATGATGAAAAAGCAACAACAAAAACAGCAGATACTTTAAAATCAAATATATTAACGACATTAACAAATTATAATTCTACTACTTTACAAAAATTTGATAGTGTCTTTAGATATTCAAAAGTTTCAAAAGCAATAGATGATACAGATACATCTATTCTTTCAAATATCACTACTTTACAAATTAGAAAAACATTTACACCAACATTGGCAAGTTCAACAAAATATGATGTTTATTTTAGAAATGCAATTTATAATCCACACACTGGTCACAAATCAGCAGAAGGTGGAGTATTAAGTTCATCAGGATTTAAAATAACAGGAGATACTTCTACAATTTTTTACTTAGATGATGATGGTTCTGGAAATGTAAGACGATATAGTTTATCTGGTGCAACAAGAGTATATGCAAATAATACTCAAGGAACAATTAATTATACAACAGGACAAATCACAATTAACTCTTTAAACATTGCTTCAGTAGAAAATATTAGAGGTAGTGCATCAAGTGTAATAGAATTAACAGTACAACCAAACTCAAATGATATTGTTCCTGTTAGAGCACAAATATTAGAAATTGATACTCAAAATTCTAATATCACTGTTACTGCCGACACTTTTGTTGGAGGTTCTGCTGACGCTGGTGTAGGTTATACAACAACAAGCAGTTACTCAACATAAGACAATGGCATCTTTTAAAGATAAAATATCACATCTAATAAATCAACAAGCTCCAGAGTTTGTATTAGAACAACACCCTAAATTTTTATCTTTTATAAAAACATATTATCAATTTTTAGAATCTGCTGAATTAGTTGTAACTTCTGTTGAAACAACAGATGGTATTCAATTAGAAACAGAAACAGCACAAACAAATAATTTAATATTAAATGGTTCTCGTATTGATACAGATAGAACAGCCTTAGACGAAGGTGATAAAATTATTTTAGAAAGTTCATCTTTTGGAAAATTTACAAGAGGTGAAGTAATTACAGGACAAACATCTAAAGCAACTGCCACAGTTTTAGGAGAAGATTTAACTAGTAGCAGATTGTTTATATCAGCACAAAATAAGTTTAAAATAGGTGAAACCGTATTAGGTACTTCATCAAATGCAAGTGCTGTCATTAATAATTACAAACCAAATCCTGTAACCAATATACAAGAGTTATTAAATTTCCGTGATCCTGATAAAACAATATCAAATTTCTTAACAAGATTTAGAAATGAATTTTTAAATACATTACCTGAATTATTAGATACAAATGTTGATAAAAGAAAACTAATTAAAAATATAAAATCACTTTATAGATCAAAAGGTACAAATAGAGGACACGATATATTTTTTAGATTGTTGTTTAATTTAGATTCGGAAATCATTTATCCTAGAGAACAAATGCTAAGAGTATCAGATGGTAAATGGGATACTCGTAAAATTATGAGAGCTATTCAATCAAGTTCTCAG